ATGCAACCGTTCTCCATCACGCTCTTCGCAACCACCGGTGACCCCGAAGGGATTCGTCACGTCGACAAGTCGAACTGGTCTGGCTACGGCGTCGTCTTCAACAAAGAGCTTTTCCATCTGTTGAAGCAGGAGCCGGGCTTCTCGCAAGCCGGTATCTACATCCTCGTCGGGAATGCCGCCGAAGAGACGATCTACATCGGCGAGGCCGACCCCGTTGGTGATCGGCTGAAGAACCACGTCTCGAACAAGGAAGGTTGGGTGTGGGGCGTCTACTTCTTCGACCGCAACCACAAGATCGGCAAGACCGAAGTCCAATACCTTGAGTCGGCGCTGGTTGCGCTGGCCAAGAAGCATGACCGGGCCATCCTTCTGAACAAGAACAACCCGACGGCTCCGACGATGGCCCCCGCCGCTAAGGCCACCGCGCAGGCCTTCCTGGCCGATATGTTGCTGATCCTGCCGATGCTCGGCATCAACGCCTTCACCCCGCCGAAGCAGGAAGACCCGAGCGATCAGGTGCAGCCAGTTGGTTCGGAGAACGATAAGTTCGACACCATCGTCGTTCCCGCACGCGAGGAAGGATTCAAGCAGCGCTTCCTAAACGAGAACTGCTGGTTTGCCGTTCGGATCAATGCGAAGCACATCTCGAAGCTGAAGTTCATTGCTGCCTATCAGGTCGCCCCCGTCGCGGCGATTACCCACATTGCCGAAGTTGAGGCCATCCTGCCTTACAACGACACCGGGAAATACATGATCAAGTTCAAAGGACCTGCCACGGCGATCGTCCCGATCCCGCGTCCGGAGAACAGCGAGGTCAATATGCAGTCGTCTCGCTACGCGCTGCGGGAAAAGCTATTGGCGGCTAAGAATTTGGATGAAGTCTGGGCCTAACCCCTGGGGTGATTCAGGCCGACAGAATTCGCGCTTCTGCTTCACGGCGAGCAACCAACCCAGGCAGTATCTTCCCGCCCCCGTAGACCCACCGCTGCAGCTCGCGCGCAGCGGCAGCCCAGTCCCGCTGATTGACCCGCCGCCGCAGCGTCGATGTCTGCAGCCGCCCCGCGCCGAGGTTGAACGTGAAGTCAACGATGGCCGCGAGCCGCCTCTCGGGTTCGGTGGCCAGCACCGGGCAGTAGCGCAGCGCCGCCGCCAGTGCCGTCTGCAGATCGCGCGCCAGATAGACCTCGGCTTCCGCCTCCGTGATCGGCGGATGATCCATAGTGCATAGATGCCCATAACCGATCGTTGGAAAGCCCGCCGGACAGAGGTACGGATAGGCTCGGTTTGGATCGTGCTTGGGAACACGGTGAAAGCCCTCAAAGCGTTTCGCAAGCTCAATGGCTTGAGGCGGAACGCGAATCACACGTGCGTCCATGTCACCCCCGCCTTGACCATGCCAACGGTCGACTTGCCAATGCCGTAGTCCCTGGCAATGCGCCGATGGCTGCGGGCGTCGGCACGGATACGCGCCACCAGAGCCTCGTCGAGCCTGGCTTTGGGGTGCCTACTTCCACGCGGTGGGTTGTCCCGTCGCTTGACGCGCATGTCCCGAAGGTTGTCCGCCTGCGTGCCGAGGAAGAGATGCTGCGGGTTGACGCAACCGGAGTTGTCGCAGCGGTGGCAAACCACCTGCTCGGACGGGATGTCCCCAACCACAAGGCGATAGGCGACTCGATGAGCGAGTTGGATGCGCCCCTCTTCATCGGCGATCTTGCCGTAGCCCCCATCCTTGGTCGATGCGAGCCACCGCCAGCATTCGTGCGGATCGCGAACATCAACCTTTTCCCAGAAACGCTCCGACAACGGGCGTGGTCTGCGTGACCAGCCGCGCATCACGGCCGCACCCGGTCGAACACGCGCCCGAGGAACCAGAAGTTCACCACCCCGGCCCACAGTGCCTGATCGGCTTCCGTCCAGGCCACCTGCATCGCATAGACCAGCGTTGCGCCGGCATCCACAGCTCCCACGAACGCGGCGGTCTTCGCAGCGCAGTAAATTGCCATGAACCAGTAGGTGATCACCGGCCGCACACTGATCGACAACGCATCGGCCCACTTCACGCCAGACGTTCTGCCCTGCGCTGCCACCGCCTCCCGCAAGGCCTCGATGGCCCCGGTATTCCACGCCGCATCGGCGGCAGCGCCGATCTCGGCCATGCGCTGCGCCCCGCGCAGCTTCTCGAATTCCAGCGCCTTGTCCTGCATCGCCAGTTCGTGACTGCGCTCACCCTTGCGGTCGAGCCACTTGAGGATTTCCGGGGCGAGCCGGAAGGCCCCACCGAGGAGGCCACCGAGCAGAGTCTCGATCATTGCCCACCTCCGAACAGCTTGAGTTTCAGGAACGCGCCGGCCATGAGCGCCATGACGAGGCCCGTGACCAGCATCTTTACGATGGTGAGGCCGGCGGTTTTCTTGGCCTCGTTGAAGGCATCGAGCAGGCTGCGCAGCTCGCGGATGTCGTGTGCTGCCTCTGGCCCATCGAGACCGACGTCGGCCAGGGCGTGCCGGGCACCGCGCTCGGCGGCGCGCTCGAGCAACTCCTCGAATTCATCGCGCGGCATGACGACCATGCCGTCGTGCAGGGTGGGCGTGTTCATTTTTCGCTCTCCAAAAATGCGAAACCCGCCACGTGGGCGGGTTCGCGTGGGTTGGTGAATCGGTATGGGTCAGATGGCGATGCCGGCGCTCCAGCCGGTCGTCTTGTAGACCGTGAGCACCGCCTCGTCCTCGACGAAGCAGAGCCAGCCCACCTTGGGCGTGTAGTACTCCCAGGCGCTCGCTACCCGAACTGCAATCTGATTGGTCCTACCGGCCCACACGCCGGTAGCAGCGGCCGGAATGATGTAGCGGTCGCCGTCGAGAGGACTGGCCGGCGGCGTGGTCAGATCCCGATCCTTGACCGAGAGCCCGATCAGCGCGCCGAGCCGCTTCAGGTTGGCGTCCATGCCGGTATTCCAGCCCGACTCACCGAGTGTCCAGCCATAGGTGAGACCGAGATTGGGATCAGTGCTTGCCATCAGATACCTCCGTAGTATTTGCCATAGTTCAGACCGTACCCTGCGCGCTCGACGCTGCGGGTCTGCTTCTGCCAGCTGGTGTAGCCGTTTCGCACGGCTTCGATCTCGACCCTGAACTTGCCGTTGATGCGACCCAGTCCACTGTCGGCCGCCTCGTCAGCCGTGAGATAAGTCCAGGCGGTCGTGGTGAGTCCGGTCAGGGTTTTCTGGAGAGCGTTGTTTTCGTTGTAAAAACGCACCGTGTAGGTAACGCCCGCCTCGGGGCCGATGTTGCCCTCGGCCTGCGCCACCAGATAGACCGTCTGCTGCATCCGGTCGCGATGCGCCCAGGTGAGCGTCATCTGACCGAGAATCGCGGTGGGCCACATGACGTTGTTCACCCGGACATTCCCCGGCGGATAAGGCCGGATCATGCGGCCCGCAAAGGTGTAACCGTCCGTTGGCGCCGATGACTCCGCCAGTCGTCCGAGGCTGGTCGAAGGCAGCATCTTGACCTGCAAGGACTCGCCGGAGAGGTATTGCTCCGTGACCAGCGCCTCCAGGGCCTCGGCGAACCAGATGCGCGCCGAGGCCAGGTGTGGGGCCGGCACCGTGTCGAGCACGCCGCGTTCCACAGTGACCGTGCCGGCCACGAGATCGATCGCCTTCACTGCCACGATCTCGTCATCGAGGTAGGCATAGGTGTCGAGTTTCACGACGTCCAGATCCTGGCCGTTACCAATGGCGAGCACGGCCGTCTGTTCGTCGATGGCGTTGATTAGCGTTGCATTCGGCGTAAAGCCCATCGTGGCCGCTTCGGCATACGCGGCGCTGCCCTGGCGCGTTAGGAGCTTCGCGTTGAGCGAATCGCCGGAGGGGCGGCTGGCGCAGGCCACCAGCAGCCCGCCTTGGGGATCGAGCTCGTTTTGTGCGGTCGCCGATTCGCCGACCACGCGCTTGACCACCGTCCACCACGGAGCCTCCCCCAATCGACGATACGGCACCTGAGCCGGCGAAGTCAGCGGCGACACCCACGAGGTCGGAGTCGGGGATACGTAGGAGGCAGACGGCAGGCCGAAGATGTCTTCAACGCACTCGATCCGCACCCGGCCGTCGGTCAGCGTACCGTAGGAGATCCGCACGACACGCATCACCAGTTGCGCAATACCCAGTTCCGGCCAGGTGAGCTTGAACACGTCGCCGATGTTGAGGCTCGATGCCTGCCGATTGGCGATCAGCGTGGCCTTGGCCAGCGGCACCGAGAGCTGCTTGAGGTCGCCCAGCGCCACCCGGGAGGCCAGGCTGCCATTACTGATGCCTGGATAGTCGACCGTGGCCGAGGACACCACGCCCCCCGCCAGTTCCAGCGCGGCCAGGTCGTGCACGGTGATCGCGGCATCCTTGTCGGTGGAACGATCACGGTAACGAACGGTGACCTGATTGACGAGTTCCGATTCCGAGGGCCGCGAGAAGCTCTCCAGTTCCAGGATGTTCGAGGCATCGAGCGTCATGAGGCTCGCGACGCTGTAGTCAGCCCGGGCGAGCTTCAACACGAACTTGCCGGTGCGCGGATGGACGTAGAGTGTGCCGTCGATGTGGCGTAGCACCTCGGCGATGAATTCCTCCAGCGGCTGCTCGCGATCCCAGAGCAAGGACAGGCCGAACTGCTCCGAGGCCAGCGTGTTGGCCGCCGTCTGGAAACTGCCCGCATCGATCTCGCTCGCCGCGTAGCCCAGGCCCCAGGTGGCGTTGTTCAGGCACTCGTAGATGATGTGCGCCGGGTTGGCATCGCCGTTGATATTTCCGCTTCCCAGTGCCGATGGCGCCGGGATGCGCCGCGCCTCGATGCTCCAGGGCTTGATGTAGGGGTTCATCGCCGACAGCTGGCACTGCTGGGCGATGATCGACACCACCCCTCGGAAGGCCGGGATGATGCCGCCCAGCTTCTGCTGCAGATAGCCCGATACCGTTTCCGCCGCGCCCCCCATCCTGATCTCGACGTAGCCCTGGACGCCGCCTTCGCGCGAATCGCCGCCGAAGAGTTCCGGGGCATTGACGTAGATCGTCTGCGAGGACGTCACATTGCCGCTCCAGGCCGTGCGCTCACCGACGATGATGCGGGTGACCGCGTCCACCGGCCCGTGGCAGATCGCCAAATGCAGGCCGGCGTAATACCGATGACCGACGACGTAGGATGACGAGCCGCCGTCTTTTCCGCCGCCGCCCATTTACTTCCCCTCCTGCAATTCCCGTAGCCGTTCGACCTCATCCGCCAGCCGGGCCGCCATCGCATCGCCCGTCGCGCGCAGCCACTCGACGGTCACGCCGTGTTTCCGGAAGTCGTCGAAGGTCACGCCGTCACGCGGAAACCAGCGGCGCAGGCCGGCGTTGCAGTAGCCGAAAGCCTTGGCGTCGTCGTGGGTCACGACCTCCCCCTTCCTCGGGAAGGGGGCTTGGGGATTGGTCGTCACTTCTTGCCTCCACTACCGGACGACTGGCGAATCTCGGTGGTCTTGACGTCGCCGTACCAGACCACGTTGGCCTGCCGGATGACGCGGGTGCCGAACAGCACCGGGATGGGTTTGCCGGATTCGGCCACCGGCACGTCGAGATTCCCCGGCGTGGGGGCGGCCGGTTTTGGCAGCTTCGGTGCAAGCAACATGCCGATGACCGTGGTGATGACCCAGATCGCGATCTGTACCCACATGGTGTGCCCTCAGACGATGGAATCCCCGACGAAGGGGTTCTTGGCGGGAATCCAGGGAAACCCACCGAAATTGAGACTGTTGCCAAACTTGGACTGGCAGGTGGCAAACGTCCGGTCGCAGCCGGCGAAGGCCTCGAACGCCACGCCCACGGCAAGCCCAGGCAGCACGGCCGAGAGCGTGATGGTGTCGCCCGAATGGTTGGTGATCATGCGTGGCACCCCGGCCACGCGCAGATAGCCACCCGTCAGCCAACCTGATGCCTGCGCGAGAAAGGCGCTGGAGGTTACGTTCAGCCCGGAGAAAGAAGCCACCGTGCCCGCGATCTTGTAGGCATGGTTGTTTACCCCGCACCCCGGATCGAACAAGGCGTGCCGGCAGCCGGTCTGGTAATGGGCGCGCAAGCCCGGTCGCTTCAATGCAGTAAAGATCGACTCACAGCGAATCCTGGCGGTGCTGCCGGCAAACACGACCGAGGCCACACGCCCCTTCCACCAGGTGATGTATTCCGAGTCGCCGAGGTGGTTGCGGAACACCGTCAGCGACACCACGCCATTGGGACGGGCCGCTGCGAACAGTTGCGCCACGGCGAAATCCCGCGCGCACTCGAGGTCGATGCCGTTGCGGGCGAATTCCGGGGACTGCTCTATGCCTGAGCGGCGGATCACGGCGGGCTGGTAGCTCTCGCTCTGATAGGTGATGGGCTCGCTCGTGCTCGTCACCGTCCAGACCTGCTGGCCGAGGACGAAGCGATAGAGTTCCACCGGCTGGCCGGCGGCCACCGAGGTCTCCTGCGTGGTGTAGCTCATGAGGGTGTCCGATCAGGATTTCACGGAAAGCATCGGCAGCGAGGCCTCCACGACACTGTCGGTCTGCCAGTAAAGTTCGATCTGGTCGGCGTCGAGCCGGGTCTTTTCCAGGAAGTAGATGGAGACCCAGTCCTCGGGATTGGCATCGAAGCCGAAGGACTGGTTGATCGTCATCACCTCTTCGTCGCCCGTGGTCCCGGCGCCGAATCCCTGGATGGTGCGGAAATACCAGCTGCCGTTCTTGTGCAGGAAGGCCGCCTCGGTGCGTCCCGGCATCGGGTTGAAGTACAGGGCGTAGCCGCGCGAGGCCACGGTCATCACCGTCTGGTTGGAGAGGATTTTCTTGGTCGGGACGATGGAAGCTTCCCAGGTCGGATGCCAGAACGCCGTCAATCGTCCCGCCCGCGCCGCCAGCCACCCCCGGAAGGCGGCGATCTCGTTGCGATTCTTGAAGAGGTAGTCGAAGGTGCGGCGCTGATAAGGCCGTGCGGCATGGTCATCCACCGCCGTGATGCCGGTGTCGAAATCGAGCACCTCCGCGAGTCGCCGGTAGTCCGTCTCGACATCGCGCACACGATTTGGCCGCGTCGTCCACACCGCCATCGAGTTGAAGGTGGTCGCCGATTCCTGCTTCGTGATCGCGGTGGTGCCGGCAATGTCGAACACGAGGCGCGCCGTGGCGATGGTCTCCGTCACGCGCGCCACCGGCTGGCTGATGTGCAGCCGCGCGGTGCGCGCCGGCGCGATCCACGCACCGGCAGGCCAGGTGTTCAGGAGCGGCGTCTTCAGCGTCACGGCATTGCTCGCCACCGATAGCACTTCGGCTGCCTCGGTGTTGCGGCTGTCCGATCCGATCACTAGTAGGCCATCTGGCTCATACTCCATGTTCGTGGTCGCGATCGGGATGACTGTGCTACCAGCCGCGACCTGGGTCGAGAGGATTGCCTTGTCGGGCCAGATGGGCAAGGCATAGACGCGCGACTGCCAGGCCGACAGCAGAACATCCAGCAGCGTCGCATCGTCGCGCCCGACCAGGATCGAGAACTCCAGCGAGCGGCGCGGCTTGGCGCGCAGGCTGACGCGCTGCTCGGTGCCGTCGCGGGCCGTCAGCACGTCGGTGGCCCACATCAGGCGCTCAAGCCACCCCTCCGCCCAGTTGGGTTTCAGGCCGAACACCACGACGCGTCGTCCGGAGATCGACAGCGTCGGCGCTTCGTCCGGGAACTGGAAGGTGAAACTCGCCTCGATCACCGGCGGCCCGTCGAGGCTCACCGAGACGTTGTAGAGGCGCGACTCCAGCATTCCGTAGGTGGTCGGCGGATTGGCCGGGGCCGCCAGCGTGATGCCGCCGTCGTTCTGGCCGACAACCGCCGACAAGGGCTTGGGGGCGAAATGGGCGTTCCACACCTCGACCTGTCTTACTTGCGTCGACAGCAGGTTGCCCAGCGCGATCTTGGCCGGCAGCAGATAGACATGGTGATACCAGTCCTGTTCGAACTGGCGAACCAAATTCCCCGCGAAGGTCGATACGATCTCGGTAACCGGCAGGTTGTTGGTCAGCAGGCCCGCGTTCGGCGGGTTGCCGGCCAGGGCACTCGGGTACGGCAGCGTCAGGGGCGCTGGCAGGAATTTGTACGCCGCGCCATATAGAGGATTGGCCGGCAGCCCGGAGGGCAGAAGGCTCCCCGCGTAGGTGGTCATTTCAGGAAGGCGTAGCCGCCGTAGCTCATGCTGAAGACCATCCAGTCGTTGCCGCCCAGCGTGACGATGTCCTTGTTGACGTACTGCCCGCTCATCCGCAGCAGGCGCACGCCGGGTGCGTAGCCCATCATCGAGTAGAAGTAGCTGGGCGTCGGGCGGCCGACATCGACCGTGCAGGGATACAGTGGGGTCACCCCGTTGAAGGCGATGGGCGAGTAGCTGTCGAGCTGCCGCGTCGTCGCGCTGTAGAACGCGCGCACGGCATGCTCACCATAGGTGCCGGATTTCCACTTGTTGGTATTGCCGTCGATGTCCGCACGAACGTAGGTGGTGTAGGTGTCCGACAGGAAGGCTCCTCCGGTGAAGGTGCACGTCTTGGTGATCGCGCCGAAGATGATTGGTGCGTAGGTGGTGCTGGCCGTCTGCACGACGCAGTAGCACCAGCCATCGCCGCCGAAGAGGAAATACTCGGCGCTCCCCGACAGCTGGGTAAGGGAGTACGAACCCGAGGCGACGGTCTGCGATCCGTAGGCCAGGCCGCTGTTGAAGCTGGTCGAGCCATACCAGGCGATATAGCTCGCGTAGGAATGTAGATGGACGTACTGGCCACTGGCGGCGTGCGTGAGGTGCAGGCGAAAGTAGCCGGCGTCCGCCTGATACATCAGCTGCGTGTAGCCGCAGACACCGGTGGCGAAGAGCCGGATCTTGTCGAGAAGATCGTTCGGCGAGGTAGTGATGCCGGATTGAAATGCCATGGATGACCTCGCGCGGGCCGCATTACGCCAGCTTCAGGGCCCAGTAGTCGCTGTAGCCGGTGCGGTACACATCCTGCACCACCAGATGATCGTAGCCGCCCACTTGAATGATGTTCTCGGCAGCGTTGTTGAATCCCGGCACGGCGAAGCAGCCGTCCATCTCACCCAGACCGTTCAGGATGAAGGGCAGCAGCGGGTAGGAGCCATCCGGGCATTCCCGGGTATTGCTGCCCCAGCCGCCCGGCCACATCGCCGACACACCGGTCCAGACGCCGGTCGGCGCGTAGTACGCGCCCGAATACCCGGACGACTTGGGCAGGTGGTTGCGGTACTGGTAGGAATTGCTCCAGCGCGTCGAACTGTTGTAGGTTCCGCCGACCAGCAGCGGGTACGGGTATTGCCCCGGCGTGGCATAGGGCAGGAACAGGCCCAAGTGCATCATCTCGTAGTAGGTGCCGGTCTTGGCCACCATCACGATGCGGCGGCCGTTGGCCACGATCCAGTAGGGCATGGCGGACGCCATCAGCAGCGCGTAGAACGTGCCGCTCGGGTTGTACTGGCCGTCGAATGTCTGCGCCGGATTCCAGCCGACGAAGCCGCGCAGTTTCCAGTTGCCGTAGTCCGCGCCGGCCTCGGTGAGTATCCCCACGTTGATCTGGTCGGTGCCGGCGAGCCCCGGCCCCTGCAGCACCAGTTCGGCGGGCGGTCCGGGCACCCAGCGCAGTACCGACCAGCGTTCGTTGGCCGGCAGCATGTCCTGGGTGACGAACGCTTTGAGCCGGTTCAGCAGATCGAGATAGTCGGTGGCAGTGCCACTGGTAAAAGCCATGGCTTACCTCAGCAATTCACGCACGGCCGAGCCGTTGCGCGAGAGCACGTTGAGAATGGTTTTTTCACCGGCGGCGGAATTCAGATAGTCGGCCGCCATGCCGGGATCGATGACGTTGACGATGCGCACCGCTTGCGACGGCGCGGCAGCCTGGGCTTGGGCGACCTCCGGCACGAGGCCACCGTCGGCAAAGGCCAGACGCGGCCCAGACCAGCGCGGCCCGAACAGACCGCCGTTCAGAGCGTGCAGGAAGTCCACGCCCACCCGGCGCACGGCTTCGGCGCGCAGGACGTACTCTCCGGCGGAAAGTCGTGCCGGAATTGAATCCGATGTCGAAGTGCCCGGCCCGGTGACGTAGCCTCCCGAAGCAAAGCCGGCCCATTGAAACAAACCCGAGATCAAGCCGCCCAACCCGCCGCCACCGCCCTTGCTCAACCCACCGAACAACTCTTCGGCGATCTTCTGCGCGGCAATGCGGTTGATGGCTGAAATCACCGAGCGGGCAAAGTCGGCAAAGGCATCCTTGGCCGATTTCGCGCCCGAACCGATCTGCTCGAACATCGTGGCGAAGGCGTTTTCGACATCGCCGTTAATACGCGTAGCGACGTCGTCAGCGGCGGTCTTGAGGCCAGCGACCTCTACCTTGAGGCGGGCCACACGGTTGATGGCTTCCTCCGATCCGGTAGCGACAGCCAGTTCCTGCATTTTCGGGATCAGGCCTTCCACTTCGGCAACGGTCTGTTGGTGCAGTTCGAGCACGCCGCGCCGCATCTGCGTCTCGGTAAGCATGCCGGCATCTTTCTGCACCTGCAGTTCCCGTTCGCGGATGGCCATGCGTTCGGTGACGATCTGGTACTGGCGTTCGAGTTTGCCGAGTTCGGCCAGGTCGGCTTCGACGTTGATCAGGCGACCGACATCGGCCGCGCCGGTAGTGTCACCCATGCGCTGCAGCTTCTCGATGAGTGGCTGGTATTCGCGCTCCAGCCGTGCCCGGGTCACGTCGCCACCCGCACCGCCCCGGATCTCGGCCAAGCGGTCACGCACACGGGCGAGTTCGTCGGCCAGTTCCTTTTCAGCCTTGGCGGCGGCGTGGGCATTGACGACCTCGATTTCGCCGCGCTTCATGTTGAGCACGGTGATTTCGCCTTCGAGTTTCTTGACCTCGGACTTTGCGCGCAGACGCTGCGCCTCGTCCTTGCCATTGACCGCCACTGCCGATTGGGCAGTCAGTTCCTGCTGTTTGGCGGCCAGTTCCTGATCGATGGCCTGCTGTTCGATCTGCGTCTTGCGGGCGTAGTAATCGCGGATCGAGACCAGACGATCATCGAGCGCGCGATCCAGTGCGGATTTCTGCAGATCGAGTCCTTCCTTGACGGCTTTGAACTCGGCCTCGGCCTGCGCCTTGACCACGGCCAATTGCGCGCCGGTCGTATCCTTCTCGGCACCACCTGCGGACTTCTTCTCACACTTGCCATTGACCCATTGACCTCCCGAAACCACGCAGGCGATGCGCTGCATGTCCTCGGTGGGCTTGCCGGTCGGGGTCTTTTCCTCGGGGCGCTTCGGACTGGTCAGTGCGTCCAGCCGTTGCTTCGCTGCCGCCAGTTCCTGCTCCCATTGCGTCAGGTTCTTCCTCAGCGTGGCCATCGCCGCATCGTTGAACTTGACGTCGAAGGGCATAAACGGCACCGGAGCCTTGCCGGTATCGACCTTCTTGCGGGTCGAGTCGACCAGTTCCTGAATCCGTGCAACCTCGTCGCGGGCGCGCTTGATCTCGGTGCCGTTGAAAATCAGGTTGCCAACACCGCCCAGGCCGACCCACAACGCCTTCAGCGTTCCGGCCTCGTTGGCCGCCTCGCGCATGGCGTCGGTGATATTGGTCAGTTCCGGCAGGAAGTCGCGGGCCAGAGCAATGCCGAGCGAGGAACTTGATGCCTTGAGCGCCGTGAGATTATCGTTGAACGCCTCGGCGGAACGCGCCGTTTCTGTAGTGAGCTTCAGGCCAAGTCGTTCGGCCTCGGCGGTCAGTTGATTGATCCCGGCAGCCCCCTGATTGAGGAAAGGGATCATGTCCATGCCGCTCTTGCCGAATAGCTTTACGGCGAGCGCCGTCTTGACCGCGCCATCCTCCAGGTTGGCGAAGACATCGGCCACCTGCAGCAGCACGGCTTCGGTGGACTTCATGCTGCCGTCGGCGTTCTTGACGGAGACACCTAATGCCTCGAACACCTGAGCCCCGTCGCCAATCCCGGTATTGGCCTCGGCGATGTTCTGTGACAGCCCCTTGATGCCCTTCTGCAAGGTCTCCAGACTGACATCCGACAGTTGCGCGGCGAAGCGCAGGGTCGACAGCGCCTCGACCGAAATGCCGATCTTTTGCGAGAGCTTGTTCAGATGATCCGCCGCGTCGATGGCGCTCTTGATCATCGTGGCAAACCCAGCCACCGAGAGCGAGACGCCGAGGCCGGCGAGCAGCCCCTTCACGCGATTCGACTCATCACCGAGCTTGGCCAGGTTGCCGCGAATCGAGTCGAAGGCCGAGCGGGTCTGATCGATGGCGGTAATCAGCAGTTGGGCACGATCCTGGGTCACGACGGGTTCATCTCTCTCAAATCTTGTTCAGTTGCTTCTCGACGGCGCGGGCCAGGACGGACAACTGACCCCGCACCGCACCTTCCAGATCGAAGCGGCGTTTCAGGGTGACGTTCGGCACCAACACGGCGATGGGAATCTCCGTGCCGCGCTTGATGGATTTCGCACCGGTGCGACTCCGCTCGGCGCGCTTGAAGCGGCGCAATTCGGCGGCGTTCTCCTTGATCGCTTCCGCCATCAGGATGACCTTGCCGTTCTTCTGGATGAAGAAAGCATTGCCGCTGCGCATCAGGCCATCGATCACGCGCCGGAAGGCCTTGCGCCCCATGCGCTGGTGCTCGGGCAGCAGCGGAATCAGCATCCGGCCCGACACGGTGCCACCCCGAACATGGATGCCAAGCCACGGTATCCGCGACCCAATGAGCAGCGCCGGCAGCTTGTCCGGGTTGCGATCAAAGACCTTGGCCCGCAGCGATCTCACGAACGCCGCCTTCCTGACCGTGAAATCGGCGTTCATCCTGCTGCGCACGGCATCGGCCATGGGCTTGCCGCCCGATTGCATTCCGGCCGCGACCGCCTTGTGGATGGACGCCTGCTTCTGCCGAGCCCAGGCGTCGAGCTTGGACTTATCCAGCAGGCCAGTCGCGGTCAGGGAGAGCTTTAGCACGACAGCGCCTTCATCATTCGGCGCAGCGCCTCGCTGCTCCCCTGACTGCCGGTCGCGGTTATCGACAGGAGATTCGCCAGTTGCCGGGACTCCTGCCGGTCGATAGCTGCGAGGAATGCGTCGATTTGCGCCAGCGTGTAGCCGAGAATATCGGCGTAGGCGTGCCCTGCGCCGATCAGCCGTTGGAGGGCGTCGCTCCACGCGTCGGGTTTTCCAGTAGCTGACCGATCCGCGCTGCTGCCTGTGTCACGCTCGGCAACAGGCGCCGGATAAAAAAATCGGCATTCACCCCGAACACCGCTTCTGCCAGGCGCACGGCTTCGTCGAGATCGAGCCCGGCCACCCATTCGACCGGGCGGCGCGTGGCAACAGCGATCGCAGCGATCACGGCTTCGCCGTGTTCGGCCAGCAGTGCCAGCCAGTCGGGCGATGCCGACAGACTGGCGGCGATGGGTTGCATCGCCCGGGCGAACGCCGGCACCTCGCCCACCTTGAGCGGCGTGAGATCGATCTTCTCGCCCGATATCTCGACGAACACCGGCACCGGCGGCAGTGCCGCGAACATCTCGTTGCCCATCACAGCAGCACGATCCGGCCGAATTGTCCGAGGCTGCCGCTCGCCGACTTGGTGAGATCGGCCAGCACCTGGCCCGACAGTTCGAACTTCATCAGGTCGTTACCGATCACCGAGAGTTCCTTCGTTGGGTTGATCGCGACGCGGTAGAGATCGATGACGACCTCCTTGTTGCTGTCGGCGGTATTCAGCCCCTCGAACCGCACCCAACGCTCCGGTAGTGGCTGGGTGAACATCGCCGTGACGTTGGCCGTGCCGTAGCTGTAGCTGGCCGTGATCGCCCCGGTGACGCCCGTGAGGTCGGTGAACTGGATGGAGCCGTGCTTGGCATTGACGGTGTATTTGGTATTGGCGACCGTGGTCGCGCCGGCCTTGATGACCACGTTGGAAACGTTCTGCTTACCCAGCAGGTAGAGCTTGCCGAGCTCGGCCGTCGCGATGACGGGCTCGTCGGTCACGGTGCCGCTGGTGACCGTCGCCGTCGAGCCATAGAGAGCCAACTCGAGATTGGTCTGGATCAGTTCTTCCAGCGTGCAGGCGAACTCGCCCTTCTTGGTTTTGATGAGCTGCAGGTCGGTCAGACGCTGGCCGGATTGGGACTCCTGGTGTTCCAGGGTTTCCACCGAGAGCGACACCTTGAGGTCGGGCACGTTGCCGACGAAGGTAAGCCCCTGCGGATTGCCATTGCTGTCACGCGCGCCGATGAAGACGCGGCCTTGTCCTGAGAAGTAGGCCATGGCGGGTTACTCCTTTGCTTTGCGCTGGGATTGGGTTTCAGCAACGGTCGCCGTGCCGACAGCTGCCTCCTGCACTACCGGCGAATCGTCGACGGGTTTGCCGACGCCCCGCTCGATCAGCCAGCGTGAGGTGTGCTCGTCCACCTCGATGACGTGGCCGGCGGGATAGACCGTCCCGGCGTGGGTATGGGTGACTTTGAGTTCGATCTTGGGCATGTCAGCCTCCTTGGGTGATATCGGAAACGAGGGTGCGGTAGGTGATGCGGTAGGTCGCGGGAATGGCGACGGCATCCAGGTCGGCGTCCTCGGCTTGCCAGTCGGCCTCCATCTCGGCGATACCGAGCGAGAGGCTGCCCAGGGTCGGGTCATTCATCAGCGCGCCATGCGCCCGGCAGACAAGATCGTCGGCGACGGCAAAGCCATCGACCGGGTCGCGCGCCAGGGCGATCAGGCGGACGACGAGCTCGCGCTCCATGCGGTCGTTGGCCCGCTTGGCCGGGTTGTCCGACTCGACCGTGAGGATCACCGCCGGTGTTCGCTCGCGCGGGATCGCCACAGTCGGCTGTCGCAGGACGGCAATGGGGGAAACGGCGGCCGCGATGCGCGCGAGAACCTCGCGAACGATCTGCTCGCGCCGCGAGATCATGACAACCTCGCAAGCTTGGCCACGGACTCCGAGCCGTCCCTCACCAGCCGCACTTCGCGTACCCGGTAGGTCATGCCACCGATCTCGACCGTGTCCCCGGCGGCGAGGGCCAGCCAGGCCGTCGGATATTCGATCTCGTAATCGCGGAAGAGCGCCAGGCCATCGAGCACCATCTCGTCGGGTGCGCGGAAACCGCACTCGACGGTCCGGGCGCCGACCTTGACGGGCGTGAGCAGCCCGGCTCGGGCGGCCGCGTCGTACAGATCAGCCGCGCCGACCATCAGGCGCTCGTCAGCTTCACCAGCACGCCGGGGCGGTGGCACATCGGCAGCGGGTTCGACTGCGTGTGGAGATCCGTGCCGCGTTCGAACTTTCTCGGCTCCTGCTTGGCGTAGAGCGGCTGACCGAGGGTATTGACCGTCTCGTTGAAATCGGCCGGGGCATAGTAGGTGGCGAAGGTGTCGACCGTGCCCAGTGGGAAGGCGTGAGCCTCGCCCGGGGCGATGAACTTGCGCACCGTGCCGTTGATGTCGCTCGCCTGGCCGCGATATTCCTCGAAGGTGATGCCGGCGTAGGGAAACCCATTGCGCACGTCGCTGAAGAGATAGATTCCCTGCTGGTAATTCTGGTATGCCGTCTTGACCTCCTTGTGGGTAGTGAGCGCGCGAAAGAACTCCGGCGAGCACAACACGTGGATACCGGTCATGAACTCGCCCTTGAGTCCGTCCTCGACGAGTCCCAACACATCGAGGCAGGCCGCCTTGATCTGCCCGTTGTCCGCCGTATTCGAGAACGGGAAGGCCACCGACTGCTGGGGGATCTGAAACTCGCTGTAGAGGTCGTAGATGGTGCTGCCGTCGGCGTCCAGAATCTGGCCCTTGAGCGCACCCATGCGCAGGTGCTCCAGGGTGATGGCGTGCTTGTTGCGCATGGTCTCCAAATGCCGCGCCATGACGCCGGAAATCGCCTCCATCTCGGTCTCCGAACCGAAGGCACGGATGCCCTGGACTTCCTCGGGCAGCACCACGTCGTCGTGCGGGATGTGGGGGATGACGAAGGAGCGCAGGGTGCGCGTGCCCCTGCTGCCCACGGTGCCCGGCGAGCCGGGCGGCTTCGTCGGCAGGAGGTTCAGCCGCCCGGCGTACTCCTCGACGATGATCTGCCGGGTGCGCACCGGCTTGGCCGGAAAGAGGCCCAGCTGCTCGATGCGGCCGTAGCGGTTGGGAACGAGGTTGATGGCCGTGGTGAGGCTCGCCATCGAGAAGCCTGGGTTGTCGAAGGGGTTTTGCATTTTGGATCTCCAAAAAACGAAACCCGCCGTGTGGCGGGTTTTCGGGGGGGAAGAATGGGGCTCTTTACGCAGCGTCGCGCACCAGGATGCCGAGGGCGATCAGCTGCGCTTCGGCGGCGGCCTTCTGCGAGGCAGTGATGCCGGCCGGCCAGATCAGGGCGCTGCGTGCGACGATGGCATGACGGACCACCGCGACGGCGTCGTCCCGGTCGATCAGCGTCGCGTCGGTGTCGGTGGCCAGCACGCCCACGGCGGTTTCGGTGCCGTCGGTAGCGGCTGGTGCCAGCGCATACAGCTTGCCGTCAGCGGTCTTCCTGCCGAGCACGGTGCCGAGTTGCAGGTTCTGTCCGGCGGCGACCGTCGCCACCTCGCGGGAATAGAGATTCGGCGCCTCGTACTTCAGGAGGTCGCCGAGGTTCTTGCTCTGGGTGATCGAGGGCATGTCTTACTCCTTGTGAATGAGTTTCTTGACGGCGGCGACCACGGGTGATGCCTCGGGTCGATCGGAGGCTTCGGTGCCGGCTTCCGGCGTGATGGTGGAATGGATGGGCGTCGCCTCGGATCGCGCGGCCCGGGCCTCACAGAGCGCTCGGCGCACATCCGCTTCGCTCTTGCCTTCCGCAATGAAGGTGGCGGCCTTGTCGGGACAGCCGGCGATCAGGCACAACTCGGCGATGGCTTGGGCGGATTGGGCAACTTCACGGCGGGCTTCAGCCACCAGGACGGCGGCCTGATCGACACCGATCATTTCCATTTGGGTTTCTTCGAGAGACATGTCGGCCTCCTGTAGGTGCGTCGCCCCGAGTCGTGCAAAGCTCCGTGCCGGGGGCGCCTTGCGGCCTCGGGAGCTGAGGTAAGTAGAGAATTCGGTGAGCGTTGCCTCCAGCGTACCGACGGCATCGGCCAGCCCCGCCGCCATAGCGTTCGGCCCGAAGTAGAGCGCGGCCTCGGTCGCGCGTACTGCCCTTTCCGGCAGCCCGCGCATGGCGGCAACATGGCCGACGAAGATGTCGTAGAGGCGATCGACCTCGGACTGAAGTTCGCCTTTTGCGGTATCGGTGAGCGGCTCGTGGGGAGAGAAGTCGTTCTTGTGCCGGCCCGCCGTGATCGCGGTGTAGCGATAGCCTTCGTTGGCGTCCTTCACCGACTGATCGATGTGCAGCGCGATTACGCCGATCGAGCCGACGCCACCGGTTTCGGTGACGACGATGCGTTCGGCGGACGATGCAATGGCGTAGGCGGCCGAGAAGGCGGCGTCGTTGGCCACGGCCCAGACGGGTTTCACGGCAGCGATCTCGCGCACGCGGCGGGCGAGCTCGAAGCTGCCCGATGCCTCGCCGCCCGGCGAATCGACATCCAGGAGGATGCCGGTGACACTGGGGTCGGCTACGGCCTCCTCGAGCATCGCGCCGATGTCCTGGTAACTCGTGAGCCCCGAGGCCGCCTCCAACCCCAAGGTGCGCTTCACCAGCGTTCCGTGGATCGGAATCACGGCAATGCCGACAGCACCTTGCATGTTCGGACGGGACGCCGGTATTGCCGCCAAAAGTTCCGTGGCGTCAGAAGGGATCGGATTGTCGATCCCCAATCGTGGCCCGAGGGCAGACAGGATCACGTCGAGCTTGGCGCGATGGACGAGCAGCGGCGTCCCGAAAATGCGGGAGGCGAGATGGGGCAGCATGGGTTACTCCGTGGGTTGTTCGGTTGGTGGAGGCAGCGCGACGGCTGATGCCTGGTCGTGCCGTGGATCGGAATCGAACACCAACCCCAGATCATCCGCGCGCCGATTGTCTGCGGCGATCTCCCGGTCGACATCCTCGGCGTCGTAGCCATAGGCCGAGATCGCCTCCGAGCGGCTGGTGAGGCCCGCCCGGATGGCGAGCTTCATGGCGTTGAACTCCTTCTGCGGATCGACCCACTGCCAGCCCTGCGGAATCCACTTGGCGACTTGGTATTCACGCCAACGACGGCTGTAGCCAGGGAACGCGAGCGAACCTTCGAGCACCGCCTGATCCATCCAGGCTCGCCAGATTGGGCGGCACAGCTGGTGGACGATCACGCCGTGCTGGATCACCTCGCAGCGGCGGCGGAACTCCAGTAGGCCGGCACGGATCGAGGAGTAGTTCACTTGCGTCAGGTCGCCGGTGAGCATCTCGTAGGTGATCCCCATGGCGGCCGCCACGGCCCGGAACTGCTGGCGCATGAACTCGGCGTAGGAACTGCCGACATCGGCCGGCGCCGAGAACTTGATGTCTTCGCCCGGCTCCAGGATTTGCAGGGTGCCCGGTTCGAGTCCGGCCAGCGCCACGCCGTTGGCGTCGGCCAGTCCCTCGCCCATCAGGTTGTCCTCGGGGGCCAGGCGCGTGATGAAACCGGCGAACATCGCGGCGGTCTTCTTGCGCACGAGTTCTGCATCGTCGTACTGGTCGAGTTCGTTGAGCTTCACCAGCGCCCGGGCGAGCCACGGTTCGCCCCGGATCTGGCCAGGACGCAGCGGTCGGAAGAGATGAACCACCTCCTCGGCCGGCACGCGAACCGTTTCGACACCACCCGACCCGGACATGGGGCCGAGGCTTCCGTCGTTCGGATGCGAACGGTAGAGGTGGTAGGCGACACGTCGTCCCAGCCGGTCGAACTCGATGCCGGCACGGATGACGTTGCCGTTTTCCAACTCGCGGTTCATCGCCAGCGGCAGGTGCTCCGCCTCCAGCACCTGGACCTGGAGCGCCACCGGCAGCCCATCCTCGGGACGCCGCCAGCGCAGCCGCACGATCGCCTCGCCGCCCTCCAGCATGGCCCGGCAGGCGAGCGACTGCAGGCCGTAGAAATCGGTGAGCCCCGCCGCATCGGCGGCCTCGCACCAGTCCCACCACAAGCGCTGGATGGCTTCGCGCTGGGCTGCGTCGGGCACCATGCTCTGCGGCTTGATCCCGGTACCGATGGCGTTGGCCACGAAGGCCTCGATGCCGGCGGCTGCCCAGGCGTTGCGCCGCACGAGGTCGCGGCTCTTGGCGCGCAATTGCTCCTGCGTGTAGGCGAGTGCCGCCACCGCACCGGGGTTGGCCACCGTCCAGGCGAGCGTGCGCCGGCCAAGGCCTGCGCCGTCGTAGGTGGGCGTGCCGCCGAAGAGACGGTGTTTGAGGTTGCCGAACCAGCCCATCAGAATCCCTTTCCGGTGGTCACGCGGATCTGGCGTGGCGCCCGCGGGTAGAGGCCGGTGGCCACGGCATCCTTGTGCATCACGGCCTCGACCTCGGCGATGGCGGCTTTGAGTTCATCGACGGTGCGGTACTCGACCGTCTTGTCGCCGAAGCTCACGCGCTTCTCGCCACGGGCCAAGCTGTCACGCAGGGCCTGCAACTGGGCTTCGGTGTAGGTCGGAATGGTCATCGATAGACCACCAGGTTGATTTCCGTGGTGTCGGCAAGCGATCCGGCACTGGTGACGCACACGATGTCGAGCGTTGTGATCGTCTTGCCGTCTGTGGTGGAGCGAGCGGCGGCGAACCGGATCGTGCCGGTTGAGGTGTTGCTCCTGCCGGAGGCGACCCAGCAGTAATCCGTATCCGCGAAGGGTGTAGCGAAGGTGATGCGGTACCGACCGGCAGCGAGGCGTGATACGGACGCCACGTTGTGCGCAGCGCGCAGATCGACCGTGCCGCCGACATAGCCGAAGTTCACCCAGGCCCGCGCAAGCCCCGGATGGTCGGGGCGGATCAGCCCCTTGATCTCGGTGCCGATGCGGGTGGCGAGTTGCGAGAGCTGCGCGACCAGGCTCATGCCTTACACCAGCGCCGCGTTGAAGATCGCGACGAAGTCGGTGTTCGTGTCGCCGATGTCGCTGGCCGCCACCGCGCCGATGTTGCTCCGGGCCTGGGCCTGCTCTGGCGCGGTCAGGGTCTGGGCCGCGTCGAAGCGCACCCGCTTGTCGATGGCGGCGGTGAGCGCGGCGATGCCGGTCTGGTCGTTCTGCAGCGCCTGCTGGAGTTCGAGCAGGGTGTCATAGGCGGGGTCGGCACCGCCCAGGATGTCGGCCTTGAGCGCATCGAGCAGGGTGACGACCTTGTTCGACGAATACGTGGTCGTCGTCGATACCTGCAGGTCGTCGATGGCCGCCGCCGCGACGATGGCGGCCTTGAGTTCGTTGATGGCTGCCACCAGGCTCGATTTGTCGTTGGTGGTCAGCGCGGTCAGCGTACCGGTGCGTCCCTTGACGGTGTTGAATTCCTCGGCGACGCGCAGGACGAAGCTGTTGAGTTGGGTTTGCAGACTCATGGTGGTGTTCTCCAGTGGCGGTGATCAACTGAACCAGCGACTGCGGATGACGCGCCGGCCCGTTCTCGGGGTTCCAGAAACAGCGAGGCCACCGCCGGGTTGGTGTCCGTTGGTGGCCTCAGTGGGTTGCTCGGTTTGCGGATCGGAGTCACCGGGCGGCGAGAGTCCGACCTGCCGTTCCAGTTCGCGCCAGTGCCGCTCCTCGAAGCGATCCAGCCCGGCAGCACTCGCCGCCGCGCGGGCATACACGTAACAATCCAGGGCTTCGTTGCGCTCGCGCATCTTCTGCCATTCGCGCACCGGGTAGCCGTTGCGGTCGCGCCGGGTGACCAGCTGTTCGGCGCACAGTTGCTGCAGGTACTCGGCATCGACCTTCGGCAGATGGACGAAGCCGGTGGGGTAACGGATTGTGACCCCATCCTCGGC